ATGGCCCCCCTGGGTCCACTTGGCGGATGGGAAATCGGAGGAAAGGTGAGCAAAGTAGGCTTCACTTTTCCAACACGCGAGAGATATCCTTCCTTTGGGCTTCCTATAATAAAGTAGGCTATGCTTCAATCCACTCACGGAAATTCTTACCTTTTGACATTTGATACTTCTCTATTAGTTAATATTACGCTGAAACTGCCACTTTTTTAGGTCGACCACGACCACGGGGTGCATCTGACTCACCTGCAGGAATTGCATCCTGAATGATAGGACCAAATGCTAAGTGAATTGCCTCTACAGGCAAATCTGGATAAGGCTTCTTTGAAAGCATTCGAAGCAATAGCAGTGCATCATCCTTATCAACTGACTCAAGCATTTGAATGAACAGCGACTCCTTGCGGACTCGATCCAAATTTTTGCCATCATTCATCTCATTGACAAAGTATGAAAGCTTACCTGCCTCTCGGTTCATTGATATTTGATGGACGATAAGGAGGCGGGGTTGATGACAAATCAAATGTAAAGCGCTTGTCGTACATTAGAATAAGAATGTTCCTTAGTTCTTTAGAGTTGTTCTCTTTAAGAAACTTTGCCTTCTGCTCATTCGTTTCCAATTTACGTGCCGCTTCAACGACTTGTGCTAGTGATCTTGTAGTCATATTAAAATTCCTGTAAGCTTTCCATTAGGTTTCTTAGTTTGTTTTTGATGAAGTAGTTTAACAACTGGCTTCGGTCTTTTGTATTCTCGGCTTCATATTCCTTGAGAATGATATCTTTAATCGAAGCTGGCACTTCGCTTAAATCAATAAGTGCCTTATTACGCATATAATTGCGTTTCACTTCACTATCCATTTTATTTATGTCTGCCCATTCTTGAATACGTTTCTGAGTAACAGGCCGCTGGCGAATGCTCATAACGAATGAGTTGTTGGCTGACAACAGGTTAGGCACACCATCTCCTGCATCACCCTTGAGAATGTGTTCAGCTTGATACTGTTCAGGATTAGAGTTTGCAATCCAACGCTTACGTACAGGATCATATTGCTTTACGTTCGCATACTTTTGGAGTTTTATATAGTCTTTATCGCCTGATAATACCAGCATTGGTTTACCAGTGTTCAGCATTGTGCCTTCTTTATGTACGATAGTGCCGATGATGTCATCAGCCTCGCACGATTCAATCTGAATAACTTTGTATGGAAAGTATACCTTGAGTTCTTCTCGGATGTTATTCAGTGCAGTGAAGATGGCATTCCAATCTAGCTCAGACGCATCACGGGCTTTCTTACGGCCTGCTTTATAGAATGGAAGCACCTGTCGGCGCCAGTTGTTTTTGTCATCGCACGTAATCAGAAGCTCACCGAACTCTTTGTGAAACTTCTGGCGATTAAATCGCAATGTGTTTAGAATCATGTGCCTAAGCATGTTTTCGTCTATCTGAGCATTTTGGTGGTTACCAATCTGCATCATCATATTCGAAATCATAACTTGGTTCAAGTCTACCAAAATCATAATATTCCCTTGTTTAAATTAACCAGTAGTAATACTAACACAATTATGCATCAGTGTCAAGTATTATTTTATGACCTTGACAATGACGGTATCAGCATTGATACGGCAGTCGGCAGGAGTCTCAGCAGTTTTCAGTGCCTTAAGCTCTTTGAGTCCCTTAGCGTTGCTACTCTTGGCAAGTGAGGTAAGTGCCAACTCTGGCTTACGTAACTTCTTTTTGAACGAATGCTCGGTATCGAAGTTAAGAATAGTCGTGCCTTTAATCGCAAAGCCTTCACGATGCTGGCAAGTCAGGTACTTCATGACCCGAGTCTTGGTATTGAACAGGTAGACTTCCATCGCACCAACGATGTTGATAGGAGGAACTCTAGTGATTTTGAACTCAGCATTTTCTTTCTCGTACTTCACACTCTCAACCTGTTTGCTTGCAGGAGTTGCTTTCTTGGCACGAGATTTGCGAGTTGCTTTTTTGCCTGTCAGAAACTTTTCGACATCGGCAATCAAGCCAGAGATAAACTTGTAGAAGTCTTTCTGTTGCTTAGTGGTAAGATTGCCGTAACCTTCAACGAGTTGAGGAGTCTTGTCCTCAATCAGTTCACGCAACTCTTCTTGGGTACGCTTGTAGAAGGTAATAATGTCACAAGCAGATTGGCCTGCACAGTTGTTAAGCTTCATGAAGTTTTAGAGGCTGAAGTCCTTAGCCAACTCGCCTGTCGTGTACTCATCTACATGACCTTCAATTTCTCCGAGCAACTCGCTAGTCTTTTCTTTCAGGAGTTCTACAGGAGTCTTACGGACAGCTTTTGGAGTAGTGTCGTCTTCAATGATGAAGGAAGTGGTCATCTTGTTAGCTCGACCCGCTTGAAACACCTCTTCAACTGACTTGCTAATGAATGCCTTACCGTTGACGCTCATATCGCAGCCATTAAACTCCATCTTCATCAGAGACGCCATAGTAGACGAGGTTCTCCAGTCTTCAGCGGCCTTGAAGTATTCTAGGTCAGCAGGACGATTCTTTTTCATCCAAGTGGTTGCCCACAGCATGTAAGACTTTCGATCACCGAAGTAGCCGTAGTGGCGCAGTGTCTCTTTGATTTCCTGAGGGTATTCTTCTGGACTGAGGGCAGCCCAGTCTGTGGTCTCGCTACCGATATGTGCTTCTTCAGGATTACGAAACGTTGTAGCTTTACGAACTGGTGTGGTCTTTGCTGTAGTAGCCATTTGTTGCTCCAAATTTGATTTACAATACACCACGTTTACCGGTTTGTCAATAGGTTTAACAAAAAATCGTTCCATTGTAGGCATCTTTTTTCCCATGTATACATCTCATCTACAAACGACTTGTCCTTTGCAAGCTTAAGTGCTATAATCTTTCTCGGTCCTGGTCTATTATATAGCTGGATGGTATTACTTAATTCTACTTACAGCCTGTTAACATGATTCGCATCGTCTCGAGAGACCAAAGCCCCAAAGAGACTTCAGGCAAAGAGCCGTAGGACGAGTGGATACACATCATTTCAGCAGACATACACTCAAGCAAAGGCACATGGGATGCGTCTGGAAACTTGCTAGGAGACACTAGGACATGACATTTCTCAAACACAGGCACTCGCTTAGTCATGCCAGAATAGCCTGCCTCATCGGAATTGAAGATCACATTAGGATGACTTCTAACCTCATCACAAAACTTGGCTAGGTCTTTAGTACTTTTGTCCTTAAGATTTCCTAGCACACTGAAGTCCGAGAACTCATACAGCATTACATTAGGATTTCGAGGTGACAACTTTCTGAATGCCGAGAATGCTATATCCAATCCGTTTCTTGGATCACCTACAAAAAGAAGGTTGATAGCCTTATCATCGTTTTTGTGGTACTTCACTGGAGTTATTGCGCTTGGTATAACTACTCCAGCAGAATACGGTATGCCTAGAAACAGGTTATACATGCTTTGTTGCCAATGACTCTGGAATATAACAGCATTGTACTTGTTCCAATCGTCTGCTAGATGTGCTACCGATGGGTCATCAGCACACTAAAATGGCATGTACAGCGAAATTGACCTCTCGCTCAGTTGTTCTTTATGTGTTATAAAATCAACCTGAGCGAGAAGAGTATGGTTCACATCCTTACGGATGAGTGTTAGTGCTGATTCTACGCTATTACTTAATACCATCTGGCAAGTTAACACCATCTACTAGGCGAAGGTTTTCCCAACGAAAAGATTTCCAGACATTATCCTGAATATCCAAAACCGAACAGGTATGCTCTGGAATCTTGCGAGTAGTTGAAGAGCCTTTGATTGGTTTGGTATAGGCAATTTGACTCTCATTCAGAGTAGCCCTCATAGTACGCATACCACCGCCAACTTTCTCAAATTAGATCATGGTACTACCTTCACGAAGCTTAGCCAAAACATCATCTTTAGTCATTTATTTTCTCCATTGTTAATAAACTCATTCACTGCTTTTGTAAACCTGTCATATCCGCTTATGTGTTGTTACCCCATAGGATTTGAGGAACGGCATACTCATCTGG